ATCATCTACTAGTGTCATTGACTATGTTTAAGGCATCTTCCACTGACCGAGCCACTCCTACAAGCGCTCCTCTAGATGCCATGACCTCCATAAATTTTTTCTGTTCTGGTCTTATCCGACCTGTTTCATTTTTAACTTCGATAAAAAATATTTGTCCGTTTGGTTTAAATCCAAACAAATCACAAAAACCTTTTGGTAAACCTGTATCAAAAAATCTACCATCTGCTGTTTTCACCTTTCCGACATTTGCTCGAAATACCATATGCCCCGCTTGTGATAATTCCATTCGGATAAGGTTTTGGATATCATGTTCTGATAGTGACGTAGCTGACTTTTCGTTTCGCTGATTCAATCGTTAATTCAAACTCCTCTCTCGTAAATACGTCTCTGCCTTTAACCGTCCCAATAATTGATGTTAAATCATCAATATCGATACCATTTTCAAACGCCCAACACGCTCCTTTAAACAAATCATTATTCCTGTTATATGATGTTCCAGTTGCTACACGTTCATAAGCCTCTCGGCCTTCGTGACTTCCGTTTGATGTATATGTGACAGAACCTCCAAAATAGGTTGTTATACCTTCTTGTTTTGGTTTAAATGCTTCCTCTTCAAATTTTCCATCATAATAAGGTAATGTTTTAACTGCTTGTAAAACTTCACGTCCGTCAGATGGGAATATTTTGACAAAATTATTATCATTCGCTTTTATGTCAACACCAGGCATTACTCCTATTTTTTGCGTGTAATTAATACCATCGCGTTTTTTAAAGAGTATGTGCATACCACCACTTGCAGTTAATTCTGCGAATGTATTTTTAAAATTACTGATTAATTCGTTTTTATACTCATGCCTAATAATTGACGAATAACCATCTAGTCCATTGTCATACTTATCAGTCGATAATACAGATAATAAATCAATCCCCATCTTTTTTATCATTATGTATAACTCTTTAGCTAACTTCTCGTCCATGTCATGAGTATCAATATCAATACACCAAATGCCACGCATTAATAAAGCATAATCACAATTAAACCAGTTTGTATTTTTGATCACTTCTTCCGTTATTTGGATATCTTTAAACTTAATCATTGGCGTTCCAGTATCTTTTCTAAGCGGTATAACCTGATATCCTTTTTTTAAGAATGAAAGTGCTGTTGTGTGGTACATAAGGTAACGCACCCCCTTTTTTACTACGTAACCTCTAAAACGTTGATATAGATAGCATTAGAGAAGGATGGTTACGCAGTAACGCAAAATCACCCTACCCTACCCCTATATATAAATAAATAATTAATAAATCATTAATTAGACTTATTGTTTGTTACTGCGTAACCTTTCTTAAATAAATGCTGAAATCGATTGGTACTAAAGAGATTGAGTAGGTTACGCAACATGGAAAATTCTGCGTAACTTTGCGTGACCATGCGTTACCTTTTTAAAGGATATATTTATCAAAACGTGTTTTATTTTCGATTTCATACCCTCTGACTGTTTTCCCGTTAACTTTCTTCGACCTGCTACGTACACCAATTTCAGATATGGCTTTACTTAATGCATGATTGCTTTTTCCGTAAACTTGTAATGATAAGTCAATAACTTCTTTGTTATCAGTTCGCTGTACAAAATCAACTTCTTGTAATGCATTTATTAAAGCAACTTGAAATTCGTCTAAATCGATATCATTAAATACTTCAACATCTTTCCATTGATACCATTTACCAATTTTTTGGAAACGCTCGAGTGAATTTAGCAGAAAACCGATACATCCATCGATTTTTGGATTTTTATCACAGTCAGTAAATGCTAGCCAATATTTCCTGAATATGCTCTCTCTTTCATAATCAGTTTCAGTTTTTGGTCTATCTTTAAACTGAATTAAAACCTTTCGTCCATTCATTTCATCCGACAGCGCAACAGTACGGTTGGTGTCAATACACAGAACACTCGTTAAATTAACCATTGACTGATTTTGCCCAATTGCTCGTGCAACGTGTGTTTTCTCTGTTGCAATAATTTTAAGTACACGCTCCATTGCATTGCCTTGAATATCTCCCTGTTCCGTCGCTAGAGCCATTTCTCCACCCGAGAACATCGCCCACGCCTGTAACGCTTCAAATCCATTACTTTTTAATGTATCTAGCTCAACATCAATCTTATTGAATAGACCAGATAAAGCTATATGCCTTAACCCTTTACCAGTCCTTACTCCAGATTTTGAGATGAAGAAGTTGGTTTTAGGTCTAACACCACACGCTACTTGGGCGATAAAATAAGATTGTAGTATTGCATTGTTTAACGAATTGCTATCTGCAATAACGTACTCAAGATATTCTTCTGCAATAGACTTACTGTTTATTGCTGTTTTGTAGTCTACTTCGTAATACTTAAAATAAGATACGTTTTGCAAAGGCGGTTGGTTAATGATTTCAGAATTTTCAAGGTCGATTATGAAATCCTTGCAAGCAATCTGATATGGTTCAATATAATTGATTGGTTGGATGTTTAATGTTTTGTGGATACCTTGTAGTATCTCTAAAATGTGACCAGAGTCTTTGAAACCATACTTAGTCTGAAGTGTAAAATCATCAATCAATTTAAATTGCTTATATCGAATGTCATAAAGTTTATTCTCAAAAAACGTGTAAGCACCTAGAATGTAGTCGATAACTAGTTTTGCAAATGGTGGAAAATTATTTTCAACGGAGTATGTGAGATATTCATTGCCTTGTTTATCAGTCTTTAGAATTGTATCTCCAAATAAAAAGCGATAAGTTTTTCGTCCATCTGACACAAAATACATGACATCTTCATCTTTAACCATTTCTGAATAAAACAGTTTGTGGATATACCCATTGTGATCAATTGGGACAATTTTAAATAAGTGTTTTCGTAATTCAGCTTTAAGCACTGACTCGCCGAAGATTGGGTCTCCCCAATCGGTTTCGGTTGTCAATTTTGATAAAGCTTCAATAAATTCATTTGATGTCATTTATCCCCCAGTCTAAATTAGAACGGTAGATCGTCTTCTTCAATCTCCGCTTGTGTAAATCCAGTTGCTTTTTCTTTCCATACGTGGTAGCTGTTAGGCACATCGCTTTGATTTGCGTAACGAACTTTCGGGTATTTATTTCCGTTATATTCGTCAAGTTTAACGGTTACTTTTGCAGTGCGTCCTTTGAAGTCGTTTAAAAACGCTTCAAAACTATCGTAGTGTTGCCCCTCTTTGATACCAAGTGCTTTTGCTTTACCCATTAAGATGCCGATATGATACTTCCCAGTTTGTGAGTTGGGATATTGCTCATCCCATAAGTGGTAGTTTTGCATTTCTTGCTTGATATCGTTTCGAACAACGTAGTCAATAACAACACGTTTTTTGCCGTTACGTTCATTTACTGCTTCATATGCATCATAGACAATCATTTCGTATGGTTGTTCTTTGAATTCTGCGTGTTCTTTAACTTCTGAAAAATCTGTTGTAAATCCTGCCATGTTTTTATCCTCTTAATTTCTTTTTTAGCCAATTGTAGGCGCTATATATTTCTTTTTCTGACTTGCCTGTTACTTCGGCAAGTTCATTAACGTTTGTTTCTACCCAATCAGTTTTTAAGTAGAAATAGATAAGTTTATATAATGGTTTTCCTTTACCAGCGTCTTTAACTCTAGCTTGGGCAATTTCCCAGTTTGTTTTTAAATCTTTACCAAACTTCTTATTAGCAAGTTGTTTGATTCTAAACCGCTCACGTTTTATGAGTTCAAGTTCTGCCTCTATGCGTTCTTTCTCTTGTTTTTCTTTCAATCCAAAATCATGATTGCATAATTCACAGAGCTGTTGACTAAGTGGCCACAAAGCCGAACACACAGAACATTCTTTTGCGTGTACCGTGTTAGTTTTATTCGACTTCTTCTTCCACCCTCCTCGGAAATAATTCTCCCAATGATGCGGTGTGTCAGGTAAGCCGTGAATATTCCAATTTCCTACGTGATCTAAAATGATGGCTTTTTTATTAGGTTGATATCTCATCGACCGCATAGATTGTTGCAAAAATAATACTAATGATTTTGTAGGTCTACAAAGAATAGTTACTGTACAATCTGGGACATCGAAACCTTCTGATATCAAATCAACGTTACAGATAACTTGTATCTTACCGTCACGGAAATCTTTCATGATTTTATCCCGTTTGGCTTTAGGCGTTTTTGCATCTGCGTGTATTGCATTAATTCCCATAGATTGGAATTCTTTAGCAAATGCCTGCGATGCTTCTACCGAGTGAGCGTATAAAATAGCTTTCTGACCGTTCGCTTTTTTTATATATTCTTGAACTACATCACCAAAAATCTTTTTACCAAATGATTCGTCAATCGATTTATTGGAGTAATCTCCGTTTTGTACTTTTAATTTCGCAGTATCAATTGATAGAACACTGTAATAATCATATGGTGCAAGTTTATTATTATTGATAAGCCACTCGACCGTTTTACCAAGAACCATAACATCGTAAGTGTCTGTAAAACCGTCGCCTGATAGACGCCAAGGTGTGGCAGTAAAACCAATCCTCGGCACGTCTGAAAAGTATTCATAGATTATTTGGTAGGTACTAGCTTTCCCATGATGACCCTCATCTGTGATAATTAAGGTTGGTTTTGTTAATTTATCCAAGCGGTTTTTAGCTTTACCAACTGTCATTAAATCCACTTTATTCATGTCAATTCCATGGAATTTAAAACTATTAGTGATTTGGTCAATTAATTCTTTGCGATGGACCAAGAATAAAACGTGTCCGTTTTTTTGAGTCGCTGACTTAGCAATATCAGAAATGACTACTGACTTACCACTTCCAGGTGGACTAACAATCATCACATTATGCTTTAAAATATGTCTTCTTGCCTCATTTATAAGTTCTGTTTGATATTCGTGTAAATGGTATACCGTTACGCATCACTCCCTTCGAAATTAAACAACTCTTCCGCCTTACAAACGGTCCTATTATCAAGCCTATTTTTTGCATATAGTCCGTCGCTGCCCTGCAACAAAATTCCATGCCCGCCCGTTTTTGGATTTACTTGAATACGTCCGACAACATCGGTTAAACCTAGCGTTTGGCTTAGGACTTGTTTGCGGATATCTGGCACGTATTGCGTGATAATTTGTCCGCTCTCGAGCGTTAAATCTTGCGTTGATTCCCAAGCAGTCACAAAAATATTAGTAGGTTGGCTGTAAATGGTAGTCAATACTCGTAAATAGTAATTGGTCCACATGTTGTATTGTTGCAATTCGTTTGTGATTCCATTTTTGGATTTACGACCTTGTTCGATAAACCAGTCTGATTGCCAACTTGTTATATTATCAATGACTAAATTGTCATATTCTTTGATAAGTTCTGGTAGTTCTGTCAAGAATTCGGTCATAAAGTCGCTAGGGTGCGTCCTGTCAAATTGGATAATATCAATGTTTTCGTTTCCGGCAATCGTTTTAGACGAATGGTCCATGTCTAAAATCAGTGTCTTGCCTTTTAAATAATTAGTTAAGTAAGTTTTCCCGTTTCCGGGTTTACCATAGATTAATATGCGCCAATTATGGGTTTTTGTAATTTCTGTCGCTTTAGTAATCTTCAATGTCTAATCCCTCCAAAAAGTTCGGTAAATTTATCATCGTAATCAATCATTTTTCTAATATCTTCTTCTTTCCCAATTATTAATTCTTTAAAAATAGGAGTATCAAAAATGTCTTCGTATTTTTTTAAAACATCATCAATTGCCTTGTACATATCGGCTTTAAATTCTTCTTTGAGTGGTGATTCTTTTAACATTAATCTTGTATCAAACATGCCACCGCGTCGATCTTCAAACTCAAATTCAACAGATGGTTTACCTTTTTTGTTTACATAAATTCTCATTTTCTATCCAAGTCCATTTCTATCGCTTCGAGTGTGCTATTAATATCTGTAAGGGACCATCCTTGGTAAATAGCTAAAGATATCTTATGTACTTTTTTATCATCAAATTCAGGCCATTTTTCTTTGACACATTCTTCAATAGTATCAATTAGTTTAATCTGACCATTGATATACTTTTTCATACCTTCCATTAAATTTCTCCTAAAATCTGATTGATTGTTTTAGCGTTCATACGAATTTGTTCGCTTGACGTTTCATGTCGATTAGCTGATAGTAACTGTTCAATCAATTCTCTTCTAATTTCACTTTTCCATTCATTAATAAGCGATAATTCATCTTCAATGTTTAGATAAGTTACACGACCTTCTTCGTCTTTAATACAGTAGCCACGCTTAGCATCTCTCCAAATATATTGTTTAACTGTATTTTCCGTAAATCCAAGCTTTTCTGAGGCTTGCCGTTGAGTTGATTCAGGATTTTCTTTAAAAAAATCACGCATGATTTCAATTTTTGTTTTCATTTAAAATGACCTCCATATCCTCTAAATACTTGCTATCATCACCATTTGTGCGGTAGTTTCGCATGGCTATCAATATCTGATTAAGCTTGTCGTCCATACTGTTTCCTCATATAGGCATCAAATTCGGCCCACTGCTTTTCAGATGATGCTCTAAGCGTGTCGTGCTTAATCGGTTCCTGTTTTTTTGGTTTTGCAAAAATAAAATCTAATAATTTCATGTTGTTTCTCCT